ATTTTATTTCCCATAGCTTTGTGCAGTTGCAATGGCATGCGCGGTGGATCTGACAGCGACACTGGTCTATATCCAGGCGCTGCGACCGTGGCGGGCAGTACGGTGGTGGGCGCAGGAACTGGCGCTGCCATTGGTGCATTGGCCGGTCCGCCAGGAGCTGCGATAGGAGCAGTGGCTGGAGCGGCTGCAGGTGCAGGCGTTGGACTGGGTGTGAACGCAGCAAACAAACAAAATCAAAGTTACGTGGTGGCGCCGCGCGATCCCGTCAACCGGAAATATGTGATCAACCCGTACAACAAAAATGAAAAACTGTATGTGAAAGATGCAGCCGAAGGAAAAATCATGCGCGATCCAGTGGGTCGCACCTATGTAGTCGGGCCCTAACATGAGCGAGTTTATCGTATTTGTTTTAACCGTGTTGCTCTGCAGCACAGGTCTCAACACATGCCGAGGACTGTGGCCACCCAACATTAGTCCGGTGGTGCCGCACAACATGACATACGTGATGGCGCCCCGGGACACGTTTAACCGTCACTATGTGATCAACCCGTACAATCAGAATGAGAAACTGTATGTGGGCGACGCTGCTGAAGGAACATTAAAAGTAGATCCCATGGGCCGACAATATGTGGTCGGGCCCTAATTCATTTTATATAATATTATGATAAAACAATCATCAAGGAACAACCTGTCTGAGGGTCAAACCTGTCTAATAGAAACGTTGATCCAGCAAGCATGTGAGGAGAAAATACCATGATATCAACAGATGAAGAGATGCAGCTGGAGCAGATGGAAAAGAATGTGGGCCGCAGCGTCACATTTGAAACAGATGACGGGAATATTTTACGTGGCAAGATAACCGGTGTCAGCAACACTGAGCATTACACTGTGTTGATTGATTGTAATCTACCTTGGCCATGGTATATAAGAAAAGAAGCAATCAATTTCATCCAGGACATCTGAACCAAAATAATATAAAATAAAATGAATTTCGATGAAAGTGAAATATTGGTCATGGCACATGCCACACTTGCAGCCCTGCAGTCCCCAGAATTGATGGAGGAGCTGCATATGGAATATGATCTGGGGGACGACACTATCGCAGCCCTGCAGAACAAATGCCGCCGCCTGATTGATAAACACGCGTGAACAAGGGCCGCTCCCGCAGCGCCCGAAAACTGTAACAGTCTTACAGTGCTCTTTTTTTTAGAACACCACCGCATCAGGGTGGTGCCCGGAGTTTTCCCAGGATCTTGCCATCCCTTTTAACTGTCAAAAAGTGACAGATAGAAGCAAGGATATATGAATTCAGGTAACATCGACGGCATCCCCTAAGCAGGATTCAGGATTCAGGTCTGGGAGAATTTCCCACGAGCTCCATCCCCCGACACAATCTTTTTTTATAATATATAAAATCTTTTTGAAATAAATACATCAAGTAATGAAGAAGAAGATTTTGAAAAAAAAGACTTGTAACAAAGAAAAAGATGTGCTTATCTCAAATGAAACAGAACCAAAGGAGGGTAATGGAGTGAGAATAACAAGCAAGTTAAGAAGCAAGCTGAAGAATCTTGTTAATATTGGACAAGGTCTTTGGCGTGTATTCAACAGAAACGGAGATGCTTATTATTGTAAAGATCCTATTCTTCTTGCCGATACCATTTATCGCAGGAAGTATAGTGAAGTAAACATACAAAACCTCAATGGCCAATACATCAAACAATATTTGATAACGGGCAGAAAAGAAAAAACAAAAGAGAAAGCAAAGGAGTAAGCAAAGAATAAAATGAAAAAAATAAAAAAGAATAATCCCAGTCGTAAAATAATCAGCGAATTCATCGAGGAATATTATCCAGATGAAGCAAACAAAATATTACTGGCAGATGGATTTGATGGTGCATTCATTGGAATTGGTAGTGCGTTTAGCGGAAAGAATGTGGCCATCTATGACAGGGCAAAATGCATCAAGATATTGGAGAAGGATATGAGTCCTGATGAAGCAGAAGAGTTTTTCAGCTACAACACCGAAGGTGCATATGTGGGAGAATACACTCCTATCTTTATGAATAAGGTGAACTCATAAAGGGTATTAGCTGTTTTAATAACTCACCCCCATCCATAAAATATATAATTATTTTCTTGTATCATTTCTAAAATCTGTCATTCTGCAACCCATGAGCAACACAACAACAGCAACGACACCTAACAGCGGGGCGGTGATGAACCTCTCGCACAACGAAACCAATCTGACAAAGGTCAGCGAGATAGTTATTCCCGACCTTTTCAACCGCCGATTAAAAACTGGCAATGAAACTCTGGATAAGATTTTCGGGGGCGATGGTCTGCTACCCAGCACAGTTTTTACACTTGCGGCGGGTGCTGGTCTTGGCAAGACTACCTTCCTATTGCAGATGTTAAATTGCATGACCAAGGTGGGAATTAAAACTGCCTATATCTCTGGCGAAGAAAGCAGGGAAATGTTGGCATACACTTGTCGGCGTTTGGGTTTGAAAGATGTGAACATCGCCATTCAAACTGATGTGGACAAAGTAATTGAAATGATGAGCCAAGTGGATGTGATGGTGGTGGACAGCTTTCAATGTCTGACCACCGCAAGAAAGATGAATGGCAGGGAGAAAGAAAGTTACTGCTTGCATGAACTTATCAAGAGTAGCAAAAAGACAGAGTGTGTTCTTGGTTTGATTCTTCACGTGACCAAGAGCAACAACTATCGGGGTTCAACTCTGATTCCTCACGCCGTGGACGCAAACTATATGATGCGGAGTAGCGTGACCGATGAAGATGTGCGGGTGATATACAGCACCAAGAATCGTTATGGCAAGCTATACAATGTGGAACTTCGTCTTGGACATAACGGATTCGATTTGGACAATGCAATTCGGGTGAATGATGGAACTGCCCCGAATCCGATTGACCCTCGCAAAGTGCGTTGGCAAGAAGATTTGAAAAAGGTTCTATCGCTGACCGAGCCAATGACGCAAACCGATGTGACCAATGCGGTGGATGGAAATGTTCAGCGGGGTTACCTCATCATTCGCCAACTCATCCGAGAGGGCAAAGTGATGAAGGAAGGGCGGGGAGAGGAAGCAGTATATAAACTTACGGAAGCTGGCAAAACTAGTCTTGCTCAAGCCCTAGAACAAACCGATACTGCTGATAATGCAGAAGGTGAAGATGCTGGTGAAGAAGGTGGTGCTCAAACGGAGGGCGGGGTTTAACCCCCCGCTCTCCTTTAAGGAGGATTAGATGAAGTTTAATCTTTGGCAAACTGCAGATATGCAAGAACCGGTGCAGTTAATTCAAGCGGATACTATTGAACAAGCATTAATGATGGCTTTAGAATCTTGTGGTTATCATTTAACAAATGCTGAATTCGAGGATGAACTTCCGGTGGTTAAGTTTAGGGTTGAACCAAGATGAAAGAAAATATAAAATATAAAAAGTTATTAGACGAAGGTGTGGATATACTTGCCGAGTTGATGAGTCAAGCTGATGACGATACTCCTCATGAATATCGCACCCGACACTTTGATGAAAGCTTGATGGCTGCTCACGACTTCATTAAAAAATATAGGCAGGAAACCAAATGAAAGTTAATTATGTTGCAAGAATGTGGTTTGAAATGGAGACACCTATCGGAACTTTTGATAATATACCGGTGGATGAATTGCTAAACATGGCACAGAAAAGGATTGACTATTTGCGAAATCATCCACAGGATGCAGTCGAGGCATTTGATTATGAGGATAGCTATACAACAGAAGAGGAGATTGCATGAAAAGAGCAACTGAAGTATTGGAACAAATACTGAAAGACTATCAGCAATTGGTCATGCATGGTGATAATGATTTGTGGCAAGAAAGACTGATGGCAAACATGATGGATGCCCAGCAATCATTGTTGAATGAAAAGATGCGAGGCAGATATTTGGCTGAACAATATGAGTTTGATTTTAGAAAATAATTGACAATCAATAAGGAAAGGTATATAAGGTTAAGAATATGGTAGATCGAGTGAACATGAAGGTGACTGAACGAGAAAGACAAAGTGGCGAATCATTTGCCCGCTTTCTTAAAAAGTTTAGTGGCAAAGTGCAGGAAGAATGTGTGATTGAAGAAGCCCGAATGAGATCAAAGAAGATGAAGCCCAAAGCATTTGCTCAAGCCAAACAGCAATTAAAATTGAAGATGTGGGGCAGTTATACATGGAAGCCCCCATTCAAACATCAGACTCGAATAGAAAAGACGGCGTAGAGCTTTGCCTCCGTCGTCTAACTGGTTAAGACCCACGATTTATATTCGTGAAGCTCTAGATTAGGGCGCAATATTGGTTCGAATCCAATCGGAGGTATTTTGGGCAAATAGCTCAATGGTTAGAGCAGAGCACTCATAATGCTTTGGTTGGGGGTTCAAGTCCCTCTTTGCCCACAATCATTTATTTTTAAAAAAATATTATATATAATAATCATGGGCAGATACCGAAGTGGACAAACGGGGGAGACTGTAAATCTCCTGGCTCACGCCTTCAGTGGTTCGAATCCACTTCTGCCCATTTTATATTCTTGACATTTTAAAAATAAATGACCAAGCTAGCAACATGAAAAACAGATTAAGCAAAACATTTGAAAAACAACTGCTCTCAGAATTTGATAAAGAAACCATTGATAGTGTAAATCATTTTCTAAATGATATTGAAAAGATGTATAACACAATCAAATTGATGAGATACATTGAAGATCCCAAGAAGCTGGATGATGATTGGAATGCAGAATGGGGAACCAAACCAGATGCTTGATGTTACAGAGATGAAAGAGCGAGCCACCCGAAAAGTGTGGATGGTGCTGGAGGAACTCAACGAGGAATACAATGCCGAGTTTGATTTTCCCAAAATAGAATGGGTGATTTGTGGCAGCACTGCAGGAAAAGCATGGCTGGGTCAATGGCGTATTCAGTTGAATGAACAATTGTGCAAAGAGAACATGGAGGATTTCATGAATGATACCATTCCTCATGAAGTGGCTCATTTAGTTGCTTATAAAGTATTTGGCGATGATGGCCATGGTCAGGGATGGAAGAGTGTAATGATGGCACTGGGATTGAATCCAAGCAGGTGCCACAACTATGATACCAGCAAAGTTGACGGCAAACGAAGCCGAAACAGCATGTTTCGATAAAAAAATATAAAAAATAATTAAAATAATTGATTTATCCATAACCCATGAGATACATATGGTTGTGGACAAAAAGAAAATCAAACACAAGGTAGTGATTAAAGAATCTATACCAAGTGATGAGGAATTGTTGTTGGAGAATGCAGGTGATGTGGGTTTGAATTGGCGAGAAGTTCTTAAAGAATTATTTAAATAAAAAAGATTATATATTTTATTTTGGCAAGAATTGTTGTTTTGAATGTGGTCGAGGTAAATACTTTTATGATTAATGAACTACTAAAATGGTTAATGCCCATACCTTTCGCAATCCTATTATCCAGCTGTGCCACCAACAATGGCGGAGGTGGATCCAATTCAACTGGCGGAACAACAGTTCAACAAAAGATTGAGCAGGCACTTCCTTATGTGAAACCTGCAGTCAGTCTTGCCTGCACTGCAGTCCTGTCTGGTGCCGTCAGCCCCGAAGACCG